GCGTTAGCGGTTTCATCACTAAGGCGTTTCATACTATCGGCAGCTGTATCTATACCATTAGTGCCACCTAAAATAGTTATAGCATCTACTAACCCCGCCCCTATAGTTTCTTTAGCTCTATCACTTTCAATAGTAAGGGTTTTCATACGACCCTCAAACGTATCTACAGCCCTAGCCGCTGAACCTTTAAACTTGCCCTCTAAAATGTCTAAAATATCGTCTAACTCACCGTACGCTAATAAGTTTTTATCTAAACCTACGTTCAACCTACCTAGCGCCGCTGTATTGCCAGACATAGCCCGGCTAATAGCTGCCGTAACGCTAGTTAAATCTCTACCTGTACCAGCCGATATATCTAAAGATATGCCTAATAGTTTTTGCGCTTTGTCTACGTCCTCAGTAACTCTAGCTAATTGACTAAAAGCAGGTACTAATTTATCGCCGCCTACCTTTGTTACATCTTCCATTTTATCTAAAAATTGGTTTACCTCAGTAAATCTAAAACCCTCGTTAAGGCTGTTTAACGCGCTAGTTAATTGTGCTATTTCTTTTTGCTGATCATTAAAAGCTTTAATAGATACGCGGGCAAACTGCACTACAGCGCCTACGCTAAATGCCAAACCTAGCGACTTAGCTAGGCTTTTTACGCCTTTTTCTAATTTACTGGTTGCTGTTTCAGCTTGCTTAAACGCTTTTTTACCTGTGAACTCAGAGGCTACATTTATTACTACTTGTGGATCTACAGCCATTATGCCGCCGCCTTAAAATTATTATTAAATATAATTTTTGTTTTTTCTATAGCTTTAATTACAGCTGCATTAGTCTTGCCGCCGTCCTCAGCCCACGCTCTATAAATAGCCCGGCCTCTCATCTTTCTAGACCTACGCCCCGCGCCTGTTTGGTTATTAGCATCTACTATTTTACCTGTGGCATCTAAGGCATCTATAAACTGTTTACCTGCGTTAGGGTTTAGACTTTGTGAGTACTGCCTGCCGGTATGTGTAGTTTTATCATAAACGCCATTTAAGTAACGGTCTACTACTGGCCCTTGTGGTCTGCCTTGTGGGTTTAGCCGCCCTGAAGTTTCATAAATAGCACCGGCGGCGCTTACGTTAGCTATACGGGCTAAAGCTCTAAAGCCGTTTCTATTAACTTTACTAGGCGCTGTCCTATAACCTATGCCTCTTCTAGCGGCAGCTGCATCAAATCTAGGAAACTGTCTATATTTGGTTTCGCTAGCCTCTGCCTTGCTCCAGCCGCTTAAAACCGTAGCAGGTATAAAACCGCGGGCCTTTGTTACTATAGGTTTTAATAGCTCTGCCATTTCTTTTTGTAATTCTTTAGATAAGTCCGGCGCATACTTGCGTAATGCCTTGCGCGCTTCAATAGCGCCGCTTAACTCTGTTGGCATCTTGCACCGCCTTAGCTCTATCGGTTAAAACTTTTAATATATTCTTAAACATTACATCATCTAGATCTAGCAAGTATTGGGGCGGTATTCCGGTTTCTACTGCAACTTGTGCAATTAGATAGCCAAAACTACCGCGCCCAACTATTCCAGGGGGTCATCATCTAGTACCTCAACTTTAGCTAAGGTTTCTAGAAAATCTGCCCCAAAACTTTTTACTACTTCGCCGCTAGTGCGTAAACATTCCCAAGCCAGCCAGTAAACATCACTCTGCTTTTCATCATCTCTAAAGGCTTTATGAAAACCTTTTTTAGCATACAGCTCAAAGGCGTACTCAATACGGGGCGTAATCTTATGCTCAGTTACGCTGCCGTCTGCCCTTGTTATTTTAAGTTTTGCCATTGTTTGCCCCTTTGTCTAGTTATCAGCTTGTAGTAATTACTATAGGTGAGTTACAGGTAAATGTAATGCTCTGTGTAGAAATATCGCCAACAGCGCCGTTAATGTCGGTTGTATTGTTTACCAAAATAGTAGTGCTGTATAGCGGGTTTGTAGCACTTGTAGCAGCGCTAGTTTGTTTTAGCGTTAGGGCTACAGTAGTACCCCACGCAGCTTGCAGCGTTTGCAACACGTTTGCGCTTGCTGTGTCGTTTAGAAAATCAAGCGTAATAGTGCTGGCCTCTAAACCTTTTACAAACTTGTGCGCTGTATCGCCCATAGCTGTAACTTCCAGCTCGTCAAAGCTACGGTTAATAGTGGCGCTAGTAACGTGATCCGACAGGGCCACGCTATTAAGCGTAACTACTACGCCATTAGATAGGAAAATTGCCATTTGTTATACCTCTGTTTCTTGTGTCGGTGTTTGTGCCTGTGTTTCTTTTTTGTTTGTTTCTTTAACCTCTTTAGGCAATTCTTGCCCTATCTTGATTAGAAACGCTTTTTCTTCCTCTGTAAGTGCCATTTTTAGCTCCAGCTCGTTAGTACGGATATTTGTAGATCGCTTGTAAGCAAGTCGCCGCTAGGTAACGTTAAAACGCTAGGTGCAGTTACAGCGGTAACATTAAATACGATAGAACTAGCAGCCAACTTATCAAACACGGCTACTATTGTGTCCTCTATGCCTTGTAGGTTGCCCTCATTAGAAAACATCGGCACGGTCATAATTATTTTGAAATTAGCTAGCGGTGAAATGGCGGCCTGTGAGTTATTGCTAGGCGTTAAATAAGGATCTGCCGGAGCTACTACTACGCTGTTAGCTACTATTGTGCTAGGTGGAAAACTAAACGTAGACCAAACAGCATCATTAGCTAAGGCAGCGGCTATAGTGCTGCGTAGTGTAGTTATGGCGGCTGTAGGCATTATCCAACCATAGCGTTAGGCGATAAGTACGGCGCTAACAAACCGCGTATAGATGCCATCAAAGTATTGCTCATTTTAAAAGGGCTAGGGCTAAAACCGTCTACGCTTACGCCGCCTGCTTGTGTACTAAAACGGCTAGTCCAGATATTTTCAGCTAGCATAAGTGCAGCTGCGTTTATAGCAGGTGTATTAGCGTAGCTAGTCGTTTTTGTGTCTGTACCGGTCATAGTGCCGCTAGGTAATACACGTCTAAAGTTTTGGTCTGCTGCAGTTCTTGCATATTGTATAAAACTAAAACCTTGTGGGTATTGGTAATAGTTAAGCTGAAAATTAAACGCTGGCAATAAATTAGTAGTACCCGCGCTAAAGGGTACTGTGCCAGTAATCGTATAAGTGCCGTTAAAAGTAGCGCCAGCCCCGGCTACGGTAACGGATTGCCCAGTAGTAAACAGGCCGGGGTTGGCTATCATTACGGTAGCTACATTGTCTACTAATGCAGTTCCTACTACCGGTGCAGAGTCAAACCATAAAAACCCGTTTATTAGATCCTCTGCAGCTTGGCAGGTGTCCTCTATCCAAGTGTAAGAGTCGTACAAAGTGCCAACACCTAAAGACGCTTTTAATGTCGCGGCGGTAACGTAAGTAGCCGGCATATTTGTACCTTTCTTTGTAGGTCTGGCAGAGCCAAAGGGCTAAGGCCCTGCCAGACTATTAGTTAGTTATTAAGTTAAGTTGTAACGTACTAAGCCTTTAGACATCTTTACAATAGTTGCCATAAAGCCGTAAATAGCTACTTGTACTTGCAGATTTGATACCACATTTACAGACATATAGGCCTGTGGGCTGCGATATACGGTCATAGCTTCTGGTGCAACGATAAACGCTGAGTCATCAATAGTGGTAGCTACCATTTGGTGATCTACGTATAGGTCAAGCCCCAAAACATTACCGCGGATACTTGTAGGTGTACTTAAACCGCCTGCGTTCATAGGTTGCGCTGCGTTGTAAATAGGACGGCCTGTTGAGTCTACAGCGCCCATTAGTAGCGACCATTGGCTTGGGCCAGCAATATAATTGCGTGCAAAATAGCTAGTGTTTTTGTAAACGTTAGCTGACTCTGTGGATACGTAGCTAATAATACCTGCTGACGTTGCAGCTACGGCTGTACCTTGTACGCCACCCGCAATAATATCTGCAATTACGGCAGCATCGGTTGCAAGGCTGTAAGCGCGCTGTAACTGATTAGTTAGCTCTGAGTAAAAATTACCGTTTCCGTCAGATCTCTCTAATAATTCTAT